TTATACCGTTTTAAGCGCACCTTCATTATCGGTGCTTAATGTAATAGTTCCTTTGAACATGCTGCCGTCTTTTGTCGCCCGGTAGAGTTCCCCTTTCCAGATGATCCACTGATCAACTGCCATAGAACCGTCACCTGTTAAATAATACCATTTTTCATCAGCTCCGGTTTTCCAGGTATTGCGGACCATATGCCCGGCCTCATCGAACCAGTACCATTTCTCTCCGTCTTTATACCAGTCATTTTTTACATAATTTCCGGTATTTCCCAAATAGAATCTCCAGCTGCCATTTTCCTCCAACCATCCGGATTTCATCTCTGCCACGGTCAACAAAGTGTCTTTAAAGCCCTGCCAGGTATGACTGGTATGATTGTATACATAGGGATTGGGGCAAATCTTTCCAGTCACATCGTAGTGACGAATCACATGATCTTCTGAAACTCCATACTTTTGCATCAGTTCCTTCGTCAGCTCCGCTGCTGCATTTACTGTGTTATCTTCGAAATACCAGTCTCTGCTGGTATCCGACTGGATGCCTTTGTTTCTAACACAGAGTTCAATTCCAAGGCTGTTGCTGTTTCGGCATTCTAAGTGTTTGTATGTTTTTGCACCGCAATGCCATGCGATGTTTTTGTCTTCTACAGATTGCCATATTTCGCCGTTAAATCCCACAAAATAATGAGCGCTGGCACCAATATACTGAGAAGCATAATATTTACAGTTTGCTTCTGCCCCGCCTAAGGCCCCTACATAATGAATTACAATATATTTAATACGGTCGATATCGCCGTTTGAATAGTTATATGGTGTTAATAATTGATGAATTTCCATGCTATATCCCTTCCCTTCTGCCGTAAAAACCCATTTCATCCGGGTCAAAGGATTCCCGGAAACGCTTGATTTCCGTATAATCGGAATCCTTTAAGTTTTCCTGAATTCCGATCAGTTCCAGGCGTGGCATATCCTTTGTTGCTTCGCTTTTTACCATAACCCTCACCTTGTCCTTTCTATTATATTACATTCTATGATATGAAAGGGTGGGGTAGAATGTCCCAAGGGGTGGAGGGTGAAACTTGTCTTGCTGTCTTCTATTTTATTGGCTCAGACTTCTGATTTAAGATGTCTATGGCTTTTGTAAGTACCGTAGGCAGAGGGAGGCCCATTAGGCCTGCGTTCTCTACTATGGAAATCAGTTCGTTTGCCATAAAACCGATGACTACTGTGTCTCGTATGTAGGTTGTCCCAATGGATAAATCCAGACGGTGGGCAATCAGGACAAAGAACAGGGTCATACTTTTTCTGCATAATCCCTTCCATCCGGCTTTGGATTCCAGGGTACCTGTTTCGGTCTTGCTGCTGTTGTGAAATACGCCTGCTACTGCAAGGCCAGAGAAAAAATCAATGGCCATGAAGAGGAGCAGGGTGGCGATGCTGGTGTCCCAGCCGCCGAATAGGGAGGCAGTAAGGCTGCCCACTACCCCTGCAATTGTACATAATATATTTTTCATTCCCATTTTCCTCGCTTATTCTTTACTTTTTTATTTTGTAAACTCCTGGAACTCATCTCCTATAATCCCGCGATTAACAGCACTCTATCCCAGCTTAATGGCATAATTCTGTAGCGTATAAACTTTTTATTTTTTCAAAATTCTTACTCATGATCTACTTCCGTTTCAATTCCGAACATTATGGAGAGATATTCAATTTAAGCATTTAGGCTGACGATCTGTTCTTTCTGATACTTTACATCTTCCAGACTCGGTGTCCTGTACTCAACGATAACAACCACATCCATAACTTCTTTATTTATGGATACAGTGCTTCCATTCTCGTCGCTTTCCTGTATCTGCTCTATTCCAACAGGAAAAAAAGGGGCAAAAGTCGATTGTCCCGTATATACCAGATTGTCACGCTTCCATTCTTCTACACCTTCCATGGAATACTTTGTCACAGTGGAATTTTCCATAAGATTTTTATGGATATCCTCAATATTGTTTGAACCGATGATGATAGCAACCTTGGCGGTATGCCCGCGTAAATCAACTAAACTGCAACTGCCTTTTGCAATATTACAAGTTGTATTACCATTCTTAAGCTATCATATTACATATAATTTCCTCCTCATTATAATTTTCTAATATGCTGTCATATAAGTGCAGTTGAACAGCAGAACTGTTCCGGCTGGTATACTTTCTGCCGGATTTACTCGAATATTTCCAACGGTAGCTGCAAACCATACATGATCAAACATTCTAGGTCGATTGATAGCTACTGCAAAATCATATTCTTCCGCGATTGGGAACCCTATAATTGAATACACTTGTCCTGTAGAAAGAACGTCTGTTGTTACAATATTCAATTGAACGGTTACTATCGCAGTACCCGCACCGTTACTGTTACCTTGTCGATAAAACCCTCCTCGGATAATTCCCCAAGTACATCCCAACCCGGTAGTAACTAAATTAGAGATCTGTGTACCATTTTCGTTTATAAACATACCGCCAGTGTCGTGTGCCTCCATTGTGGTTCCATTGGGTTGTGCACCTATTTTATGTATGTTAGATCCAATCATACTATATAAGCCCACGCCGTTATTACTAGAATCTGCCCACCAACCGGATACTCCAGTAGATTTATATGCGTGTAATGCAATACCTCTATTCGATACAATATTGTCATAAGCTTGAAAGTCACACTCTGCAAACCTTAGTCCTGCCCAATCTTTTGATGCGCCAACAACCATACATGCACGAACAATAATTGCTTTATCATTATAGCAATCAATACCGTGTTTTGTATTTGTATTCGTAGTGACATTAAAGCCTGTTATGAATAAATAACATGAATTGTGTGACGCAACAATACTTTTTATCTTACAGTTTTCAGATGCAGTTGTTATATGTGGGCTAGATAATCTTAATACGCCGTTGGCAAAACATACTATTAAAAGGTCTTCATCATATGTACCATCTGCAACTGTTATAATACATTCTTTTCCGCCCAAATCCTTAGGCAGGATATCTATTGCATGTTGGATAGTTCTAAACGGTTTTGCACTTGTGCCATCTCCTGTTGTATCTGAGCCTGTTGTTGAAACAAACACTTCTGAATCAGCTGAAAGTGTTCCTATTTTTGCACCAAATTGGCTAACAGTTATACCACCAGAATATAATATCGTTTGTGTACTAGCTAGTAAATTATTTCTACCAAAAGATAAATAACTTAAGGTGTCTACAATGTGGCCTGTTGTAAATCCCGTACCACTCAAACAACCAATATACACATTCGTTTTAGTAAGTACACCAACAGCAACATCTACGTTTCCCGAAAGCGTAACCTTACCAGACATATACATATTACTTAGAATTGCTGCAAATACTGAAACAGTTCTGCCTGTAATAGCATTGCTTAATGAGCCCGTAATGTTATAATCAACGCTAGAGTAAGACGCGAATGTGCTGCGATTTCTAACGCTTACCCATTGTGTTGTTATTGCGTACTTAGTTGTTGTGAAACTGTTAATCAACACGCTAGAGTATTCTACGGAAATACTGGTTACAGTAATGTTACCCTGTAGTAGTATTTGAAGATCTCCAGTGAATCCTGAAATGGAAACACTTTCGGTGTAAGTTCCTGCTGCAACAACAAGAGCACCTGTGTAGTTGTTCAACATTTTTGGCAGCTTACTTAGTGCATAGTTAATAGTTTTGTAAGGCGCAGTGGTAGAACCGTCCCCAGTTGTATCACTTCCGGTAGTGGCAACGTATACCATCATATCTCCGTCCAGAGTTGAGGCCTTCTTGTTCCAGCTATTCTTTTCCGTATCTGTCACAAAGCGATGTGCTGCATCAGAAATGACATCCTTTGCCTTTCCAGAAAAAGCCACGTCTTTCATTTCCGAAAACCATTTTTTAATTTTCCCATGGGTTTCTGATAACTTCTCTCCCGATTCTATATTTTTTTTTAAGACCTCCGGTTCAAATTCCGTAACAACATCCGAAGCGTCGCCATTCTTATCCAGCTTCTTTTTTTCCATCTCAGTCAGTGAATCATCCAAAAGATCCATGGTCTTGTTGTATTCTGAAATATCATAGAAATCATCCGCTTCCGGTTTCGGAAGCTTATAATTGGTGGTTTCATTTGCCACTGATAAGCACCTCATTTCTTATATGCCTGTGACTCCAGGCTCCCAATTGTTTATGGGTAAATATGCCGAGTAAATTATGCTGGTTATATAAAAGATCCAAATCAATTACCATATTGCATGGCACGAATTCTTCCAGCATTTTCTTTACTTCGTTTAAATTCCTTTTGCTTTTCAATGCCACACGGACAATGACTCTTTTTTCCGGATCAATGTCCAACGTGTATCCATCTTCCCCACACAGCACAGCAAGTTTTTGCCTTAATGTGACTTTTGTATACGGAATGATCCGGTTCCACTTTGATAATACCTTAAATCGCCGGTCTGCCAATGTATCCTGAGATATTACCTGCATTTGCAGCATTTTTTCATAACGGCGCAAACTTCTTAAATCTGAACTTGATATAAACTGATTGTTAAACAGCACCTCTGTCTCATCTTCCATTTGCTGTATTTCCGGCCCCATGACCTCCTGAATGGCTCTCATTTCTTTGTATTCCTTAAGAAAATCGGGAATATAGGACAGCAAATCAACTTCTCGAATCAATTTCAACACCCCCGTATATTGGAATCTGATTTTTATTCAATTCCAGATTTTCTGTAGCTCCATTGATTCGGGTATCTTTAATGTCATAAATACCTTCTAAAGCCAGTATTCTGGCTTCTATCTGGGAAATTCTTACAATACAGCCATGATCCCCAAGCCCTTCCCAGGAAGCTCTAAGCTCTTTTAAATAAGACTCTGCCGCATTTTTAATTTGGGCTTGCAGGGCTTCTTCCCCATAACTGCTCTCATATTCCAGAGTGCATTTCATCTGAATTTTTATCTCTTCCGTCGTATCAACGGTTACCACGTGATCAATAGGAGCCAGACCATCTCCATTTCCGGACATCGATGGATCAATGACTTCCTGTACGGTTTGAATCAACAGGTCCGATGCCTTATTATAATTGGAATCCAAAATGGTCAGCTTTACCGTGGAGGCACCATTCCATGCCCTTGTGATCTTAGTCGCACCAACGCCTGGAATTCCATTGGTCTTATCTAAATAATCTTTGCGATTTCCGCTAAATGATTTTTCCATAAATGAGTTTATATAAGTTTTACGGAACGCCTCTGTGTCCTCTTCATCTTCTCCAGGAATCAGCAGATCGGTTAATTCTATGGAAGTAAGACCTGAAATATTTTCCACAGGAACCAAGCGCCCAACCTGACGGTTCCCAACAGTTCCCGCTGTTTCACAGGTCAACTGATAGATACCATTTCCAATTATTTTTGTGACGGTATAATAGTAAATCCCAAGACGAAATCGCTGGCCATTTTCAATTGTTACAGTTTCGGGAACCACAATTGCCTTTAAAACAGCGTTAGTCGCTGTACTTGGCTCCATGCCTCTCTCTGCTGCCCTGCTGATCAAGTTTTCTCTGGAAGCCGTTTCCGCAAAAGTCTCCCGCAATATGGTATCAAATTCTATGTACATAACCTGCATTTCCGCTGCTGCCGCTGAAAGCGCTGTATAAATGAGAGATCCTTCTCTCTTATCAAGTCCTTGAGGAACCCGGTCCAGCATCCGGTTTATAATCGTCTCATATGTCATATCCTCATACATTAAATACTCACCTCTTTCTCTGCTTCAACTTCTCCCCACATCGTATGTACGGTAAATGATACGTGCAGTTTCCTTTCAAATAAATCAAAGGAAAACGAATCTACATCTGATATCCGGTCATCCTGCTGCAAAGCTTCTCTGATCCGCTTTTTTATTTTTGCTTTGACTAACCCTGACGGTTTTCCAAATAGATCCTTTAGCTCAGCGCCATAATTCCAGCTATAAATCAGCCATTCAAAACGTTCTGTATTAAGAATACAATATACCGACTGTTTTACTGCCTCCAAACCATCAACGGTATCAATGATCCTTTTATTTTCCATATCCAGCCGAAATGTCCTTGAGGGCTTCTGAACTATTTTTAAATTTTTCTTTAAAATGTCACCTGCTGCCGGAAGCATAAAATTCCTCCTTTCTTACCATGTGCCTATGACTACATACTGCTGGCCGCCCCGTTTCTGGAGGAGAAGAACCTTTTTTCCTGATTTTAATACACCTTTCACGGTAACAGTTACCTCTCCTGTTCCTGGAATATTCATGATCTGTTCATGCTCTTTCAATTGTTCGGGAATAATGATCTGGGAATGGAACAGAATGGTTTTCTGACTTATCTGAATCTCCATGGGATCTTCGCTAACTACTGTTCCAGGGATGACATCACAGGGATCTCCGGCTTCCATAGCCTGAATGACAATTCTTTTTATATTTTCTACCCATTCCACATCAGCCATTAATCTTCGCTCCTCTCAATGTTAAATCCATGGTATGGATTCCAGTATCGATCTTATGGGTCACAGATTCGACTAACAGATAATTTTTAAGAACCATATCTTTGATATCCATTACGACAGGAATCAGACAGCCTGCCCGTACTCTGATATCACCAAATGCATCTTTTATGGTCAGGGTTCTGGAAGGATGGTTATACTGGGTTAAATATTTTTCCGCAATTGCTTGTCCGTCAGCCCCTTCATCAATGGACTCATCTTTTTGGAGAATTCCCCATTTATTGATGTTTTCCGTATGTTTCGCCATGTAGATGTCTCTTTTCTTAGTCGTATTGTTATCGTGATAGAGCTTAATCTGGTTATATGTATTGCTGTCAATACTTACCTTGTAGTCATAGTCTTGTGCCGTTCTGTCATCAATGACAACATCCAGCTTCATATTTTCCATATCATTCAAAGTCAGCTTTCCAGCATCATCGTAAAATACGAACAGCTTTTCCTTATGAATCATGGCAAGATTCAAATTGTTCAAAATGATATCCAACAGAGTTTTGTCTTTTTCATTCCTGGATAGTTTATCTCCTGTATCCACCAATTCTCCGATTTTTAAGTTGTAATCTCCTGCAATCATCTTAATAACGTCACCAGTCGTTAAATCAGAATAATTATAGCTGTCTTTATTTTTTAAATACCGAAGCTGGTCATAAGCGGTGATTTTTACCTCGCCGTTGCTGTTCCAGTTTCTTTCAAATATAAATCCGAAGAAAACAGCTGTCCCATCCACATCCAGTCGGAGGGCATTGCCCTCCTCAATTTTCAGGATGTTGTCCGGGATCAAGGTAAACGTACATTTTCCAGGCTGTCCGCTTCGCTGTATTTCCCAGGTTATGCTTCCCTGGACCACTGGCTCATAAACGGTCTGACCATTTTGGATATATAAATGTGCTTCCATTGCTCCCTTCCTTTCTATGGCATCGTAAGAATCTGACCTGGATATATAAGATTTGGATTTTTCACCTTATCCTGATTTAGATTATAGATTTCCTGCCAGCGGCCTCCATTACCAAGCTGCCTTTTGGCAATCGACCAAAGACAATCTCCTTTTGCCACCGTATAGGTTTTGGCCTGAGGCGGTTCTCCCTGTCGATCTCCCTCCGTATTCGCTGCTTCTGCATTTTCCTCATCCAAAAGGGTAAAATCCATGATATGGGTTCCATAATGCCTGTATTCTTTCATCGTAAGGGAGATAAGGATATCAAGACCTTCTGCAACATCATCGGATACCTTGTATTCTTCCAAAGTGACATCCATGCTGGTATCAAAAAAACTGTTTCCCCCCATCCCCTCACGGATTACAATAAATTCAAAAGGCTTTTTTTCCTTTTTTAATTCCTCAAGTCTTTCTATAAAAGCTTCTGCATCATCAATGCTCCCATCCCATACTGCGCAGGGGTAATCCATTTGGGGAATGATCATATCGATACTGATTTCTGCAAGACCTGCCGGTTTAATCAGGTTGATTTCCTCTCCGTTTATTAAGTTTACCGTTTTATTCTGACTGCTGTACTTAATAGGGATTTTTTCAGGCGGTAAAGGGAGCAGCATATCATCAATGTATATTTCATAAGCCATTATCCATTCACCCCTTCCGCAAAGGAACAAAGTACTTCTGCCGTTGTATCACTTAGCAAACGAAGAACATTATCTACATCTGCCACGTTTTTAATGGTGTTGTTATTATTTACATCCAGTTTTAATTCTGCAAGTGTAAACCGGTTGATAATTTCCTGCTCCGCTGCATCTCTCATATATTTTAATTCTTCATCCATCACATCCATGGTATCTGCCATAGCAGCTGTATTCATGGCGGTATCCCCGGTGTTTTTGGATATGTTGTCTGAGATACCTGATACACTTGATGGGTTGCTTTGATTGTTTAAATTGAGATTCCCCTCAATTGCAGATAAATCTGGCTGATTGCCATTGTTTGAATCACCACCAAAACCAGAGGGGTCAAACAGGTTATTTTTGTCGCCTAGTATTTTTTTCATTCCACCAAAATCACCGCTAAACAGATTCTTATTGGCTCCGTTTTCATAGCCTTTTTTTCCTTCTTCTGTATAGCTTTTGCGCTCAAAGGGTGATCCATATTTACTAAATAGATCTTCCATATTCAGAGAATCATACTTCTTTTCGTACTTTCCATTTCCATGATCTTTCGCAAATTTATCACCAAATGCAGCCACATCTTCTCTCCAGACCTTCACAGAAGCTTCCATGTCTTTTGAAAAAACTAAATCTAAGCCTTTTGCTATTTTCTGAATTACACCAAGAACCGAATCTGCCATGTCGAAGAAAAGATGGATAATTGAACCAACCGGGTCATTAAATAGATTTGCGAAGAAATTTGCAAAAGCAACACCTTTGTTTACTATAAATTCAATAACCGCAAATACTAATTCACACATTTGCATGATACTGTTTTGGATAAAAGCTACTACTATGGAGAAAGCACCACATATTAATCCAGTTGCACTGTACGAGGTTCCGGCAAACTTATTAACCGCTGCCACAGCTGCATAAAATACTGCAATTAATCCAACTACGACTAAAATAAATATGCCAATAGGAGAACTCCAGAATGCTAAATTCAAAGCATCCTGCGCGGCTTTTAATACTAAAGTTGCAGCAGTTCCAGCTAATTCACAAACTTTTTTTGCATTTAAAGCTGCAATAATTCCGTATATAAGTGGTCCAATTACAGACCAGCTATCTGAGATAGCCCCTCCAACAACGCCAACACCATAGCCCAGCATGCCAAAAATTCCGTTGATATTTTCCACATTCCCTTGTAGTCCTGTTGTAAAGTCATTGAGCGTACTGGTTATGGCCTCGACTACTCCGGTCATAGGACCGGCTAAGCCCATATTAATGGTATTCACCAGGGTTGTAAGCGCACTGGTCGCATCGCTGAACTTAAGTTGGTTTAATTCATTTAAATTTTGAGAAGAGATTTGCGCAGACCCATCTAAATTGGATAAAGCAGATAACCCCTGTTGCCCCAGCTCTCCCCAGGAGTCTCCAAATAATTTGGTTCCGGCAATATTCCTGCTTACTGAATCATCCATATTGTTGAGCGCATTCACAGTCTCCAAGAAAGCTTGTTTTGCTGTCTCACCACCGCTTCCAAAGGCTTCTGTCATTTTTCCTGCGTCAAGACCCAAAGCAGAAAAACCTTCTGAAGCATCCTTTCCGCCGCTGACGGCCTTTGCAGAAAATTCACTTACTGCATTCCCAAGCGTGCCAACAGAGACATTTCCATTTTGCGCTCCATTTATCAGCATATTAAACATATCCTGACCGCCAAGCCCCAGACTCTGGAATTTTTGACTGCTTTCATCAATGGTCTGTAGAAGATCTCCATTTTTATTAAGTCCTGCCTGAGTCGCCTGAATGATTAAATCAAACGATTCTGCTCCTTCTAGTCCAAACTGCTGCTGAAGCATGCCAGCAGATTTTATACTGTCTGTCAGACCGTAACCAAAGGTATCTTGCAAAAGAAGCCCTGCACGGGTTACCTGCTCTAAACCATCCCCTGTTTTTCCTGTCATCTGATAAACGGACGACAAGCTCTGAGCCGCTTCCTGAGGACTTTTGCTCATATTGTCTTTATATAGATTTTGAGCACTTTGCTTAGCCATATCAAGAGATTCACCCTTCAT